AGTGTGGTATAAAAACAACACTCCCAGGTAGCTCTAATCCCGCCAGTTCCGACCGCAGAGCCATAATATCACGATTCGCGGCCCGTGGTCAACCCCCGACTTGCGTCCTTACTAGCAGGCTATGCTGACTTGCTAGACACTCTGCTACGGCATTTATTTACGCTGATTAGTTGCTGCTAGTTTGTACTAGTAGTTAGGTGGGGGAAAATCAGAATTAGGGCCTTCGGCGTTGTTAGTAGCTCTGTTCTATTAGTGATAAGCTGAGGGATGATGGAAACCTTAACCATAGCCTTCGGCGGGTTTAGTTAGATCAGATGCTTAGAATTCGTCCAGTGTCCATAGTTCCCCTGTGACCCAGTGTCATGGTCCCCTATCTGCCAGTTTCGCCCCCTTGCGCGCCTCACTCTATTACTTACTCAGTTACTCCATTCTCCAGTAGTTACCTCTCCATGCTCCAAAGTATCAGTTAGTCCCCTATCTGTTAATTGACCTATATATTTATACACCACCCCATTTAAATAATAAGAAAAATAATAAGATAAGAGTAAGAGATAAGACTGAGAACAAGAGAGTTAGAATAGATACTAACAGAGAGTAAGGCAAAAAAGGGGATAGAATCACAGAGGGCGTGTGAAGACACTGGGTCACTGACACACAGAAGGCACTGGACGAATTGTCTTAAGACGAACTAACTAACAACAATCATCAAACACAGTTAGTTTGCTTGTTTATTCTAAGTCTCAGCTCAAGCAGTCAATTGCAGCTAATTAGCAACAACAACTAACCAACTAACAGAACTGATAAAACTATCAATAACTACAAGTGTAGTAGAAACACCACAAACCCAAACTTACAAATTATTACAACTTAGTTGTTGACAAGCTAGTAGAAACTGCCATAATAAGAACTGTCAGCAACTCGCAATCATGCGAAACTGACTAACTGGCAAGACCAGAACTTGAAAGATCATCATGTCCATCATCAACAACCAATCCGTCACCATTGATACAACTGTCCCTGTTATCTCCATTGGTCAGATCATGCTATCCGCAGATCGTCGCAGCACTAAGGAGAAGCCTCTCACAGATGCTGAGCGTATCCGCCGTGCGGTGCTGCCTGCTAACCACTGGGGAGAACTGAGCGCAACTATCAATGGGGACAAGAGCCAGTCCCTCACTGATGTACTGCGCATCGCCCTTACTAGCATCGCTAGCGATAGGCTTCGGGATACTCTGGCAGCAGAGCCAATGCAGCGTACTATCGAACTGAAAGACTACACTGTTAGTTCCCTCCTGAGCTGGAATGCTGAGACTGCATCCGGTCGTGGCAGTATCACATTCACTAGGGAACAGATCGAACAATGGTTTGATAGCAGCATGACAATGCAAGCACTGCAAACTAAGTATGCAGGTAAGCCTAATGCTGCTGTCATGCTCCAGTTTGTTCGCAATCGCTTCGCTGCTACAGCTGCTAAGAACCACGGGCTTAAGGAAGCCGCTGACGCTGTGAAACTGACAGCTTTGATTGATCCTGCTGACTTAGAAGGTAAGGATGCTAGCTTGATGGTAGAACTGCTGGGACGGTTGGAGCATATCAGTAAGGCTCTCACTGCCAAAGCTAACGAAGCCACCATTAGCATGGATGATCTGTGATGAACAGCCATCTCTACCTAAGTGGTCACCATCTCCCAGTGCTGACAGTCAGCCTCTACAGTAACAGGGACGGCAGTACAGTAGTCGTTACCTACAAGCGGCGACGCAAGTACAGTCCCGCTAGCATCCAGCACTAGCTAGCCTGACTAGCCTCTACCTCCAACAATTAAGGGGGTAGGGGCTTTTTTAAAAGCTTGTTTCTCTATTTCCTATTGACACCTCCCCAAAATTACTAAATTTTTACAACCCACTACAGACAACCTAGTAATTGCTAGCTTGCAGAATTCGCTAGTAGCATCTGACCAGCTGTTCTGTCATACTGCAACTATGAGTACATCCCTGAGAGAAAAGATTGTTAAGTATCTAGCCGCTGACATTCAGCAGTCTGTCGTTGCTAGCAGTTGCGGAGTTACTCCCGCGTATATCACACAACTCCTGGAGCTGCCAGAAGTCAGGGAAGAGATCAGCCTGCTGCGAGCTAACAAGTTAGAGAGGTCACTGGAAACAGATGATACCCTCGAAAGTCTCGAAGTAGCGGCTCTGAAGCAGGTAAAAGATAGACTGCCGTTCGTCAAGACAGCAATTGAAGCTGTCAAGATAGCTAGCACTCTCAATGGCATGAAGCGTAAAGCAACTCCTGATGCCTCTGCTGATGCAGTAGCTGCGCAGTCTGTAACTATTACAGTTCCGCGGGGTGCAAGTCTCATGTTCAAGATGAACGAGAACAACCAAGTTATTGAAGTGGAAGGCAGAACTATGGCTCCCCTTCCATCCAAGGCACTCCCAGGTCTGCAACAGCGGCTGACTGATAGGACCTCAGCGGGAGTCACAGATTTACAAGTAGCACCAGTTGGAACTTTCCAAGAAGTGCAGCAACAGAAAGATGTTGAAAGGGCTAAGCTAGTTCTTTCTGAGATGACTACCTACATGAATGGAGTAGCAGTTGTCATCTGAGCCAGAACTGGCTGATCCAGAACTAGACGAGTTTGTGGATGACTACGTAGAACCTACGTTTGAGGCTACTGCTAGTCGTGGAGAGTTAATAGCAGCCTGTCGGGACAGTCTTGACTTTCTTGCACAGTTAGTACTGACAGAGATTTACAGTTATGGGTATCCGCCGCCACTGAAAGCGGCATTCCAGATGATCTGTGCAGCAGCGATGACGTTAGCAGGAAAGCCCAAGTACGCTATTGGCATCCCCCGCGGCTTTGCTAAAACTATCATCTTGAAACTCTACGTAGTTTGGCTGATCCTGTTCAGTGACAGGAGATTTATTCTGATCGTTTGCAATACTGCTACTCACGCAGAGAATTTTATTGCTGACGTAGTTGACATGCTGAGCAATAGTAATATCATTGGCATCTTCGGAGACTGGCGGGGACCTACAGGTAAGCCTGAGAAAGACCGCCAAGAACTGAAGAAGTTTCATTTCCGTGGAAAAGATATTATTCTTGCAGGTATCGGCAGTGGTGGGTCTGTGCGGGGCTTGAATATTAAGTTCCGTCGTCCTGACATTGTGCTAATGGATGACATGCAATCCCGCGAAGAAGCAGAAAATCCAGATGTGGCAAGTTCCATGTTTGATTGGATGCTTGGTACTCTGATGAAAGCGTGTCATCCTCAGAAGTGCGTGTTCATATTCGTTGGTAATATGTACCCCTTCCAAGGCAGCATTCTCAGGAAACTGAAACACAGCAAGGAGTGGATAAGTTTCATTACTGGCGGTATTCTTGCTGATGGAGATTCTCTGTGGCCCGAGCATCGCAGCATTGAGGACTTGCTGCAAGAATTGGCATTTGATACTGAGCAGGGACGGCCACAGCTGTTCTTTAGTGAGGTGATGAATGATGAAGAGTCTGGCACTGTCAGCGGTATTGATGTGAGTAAGATCCCCGAGTGCCCCTCCCACTTAGACGGTGCGCAGGCACAAGGTGGATTCGTTATCATTGACCCGTCTCTTGGTAAGAAGAAGAGCGATGACGTAGCAATTGGAGCGGTACTGCTGTTTGATGGAATCCCAGTGCTGCGAGAGATTGATATTGGTAAGTTTGACCCAGGTCGCTGCATTCAGAAGTCCACCTTCCTTGCAAGTAAGTGGAACATGCAACTAGTAGTAGCTGAGGGGGTTGCATACCAAGCAACTCTGGCGTACTGGTTTGAGTTTATCTGGAATCAGTTAGGTATTAAGGGGCTGGTGATAGGACTAGTCAACCCTTCTGGCATGGTGAAGAATGCTAGGATTGTTGCCATGTTTAAGATGCTGCTGAGTGGGAAGATTCTGCTGCACAAGGATGTTCGCAGTGCTGTGATCTACCAAATCACTCAGTTTAACCCCCTGAAAACTAACAACACAGACGACTTGCTTGATATTCTTGCTTACATCTACAAGGTGATAGAAGAAAATGAGATGAATCTACCGCTTATGGTAGTCGATAACTGGCAGGAAGAGATGCCAACTGCAAGTCATGACGACGGTCTTTTGAACTACGGCTAATCTCTGAATAACTTAACTGGAAACACAAATGGCAACTCCCAATACCCCAAAGCCACTAGAAGATAAAGCACAGCAAGCTGTCATCAGTTACTTGACTGCGGCCACTGCTCTGTACAACGGCAGTTTCAACATCAGGAACCAGCTGCTGACGCAGGATCGTGCCTACTACCGTGAACAGGACGGCAGTCGGGATCAGTGGCGTGCACGGGTAGCTAATGAGAACGGAGATGCTAGCAAGGTGCAGAATATAACAGTGCCCGTCGTGATGCCACAAGTTGAATCCGCATTGGCCTATCTCAGTGAGACCTTCCTCACAGGCTATCCTATTTTTGGAGTAGTTGCACCTCCTGAGTTTTCTGAAGCTCTCGGGGCTATGGAAACTCTCATTGGTGAGAACAGTATTCGTGCTGGCTGGCCTATGCACCTCATGAGAACTATGAGAGACGGCTTGAAGCATGACTTAGGAGCTGTTGAAGTTGTCTGGGAGAAGAAGAAGACGTTTAATATTGGAACGCCGCAGCTCGACAAACTCTCTCAGGGCACTGTCGAAGAAACTCAGTACGAAGGTAACTTCATCCATTGGCTTGATCCGTACAACTTGATCTTAGATACTCGAGTCTCTCCTGACAAGAACCATCTTGAAGGTGAGTACGCTGGTTATACTGAGATGCTCAGCAGGATTGAAACTAAGAAGCGCATGGATGACTTAGATCCCCTCGGGACTATGAACTTTCGGGCTGCGCTGGAGTCTGGAACTCCTGGCCCTGCCAGTTCTAACTCCCCTGTCGGGAACTACTACTTGCCAGAGATCAATCCCAGTGCTCTTCTGCAACCATCGCAGACTCAAGAGTTTAACTGGATGAACTGGGCAGGACTGACGCCGACAGCTGGTAAAACTCCCATAGCCTACCGCAACTCCTACGAGTGGACAGTGCTGTATGCACGGATTCTGCCGTCTGACTTCGGCATGTCTGGTCGTGATAAGAACCATGTACAGATCTGGAAGTTTGTCATCCTCAACCGTTCAGTAGTTATTTTTGCTGAGCGTCAGACTAATGCGCACAACTATCTCCCTATCATCTGCTGCAAACCTAGCAATGATGGTATGGGCTGGCAGTCTAAGAGTTTCCTTGACAACGCAGTTCCAATCCAGCAAATCTCCAGTGCTCTTACCAACAGCGCACTCTCCAGTCAGAAGAAGAAAGTCTATGACAGGATTTTCTACGATCCTACTCGCGTGCGTAAGCAGGACATTGATAACACCAGTCCTGTTGCTCGCATTCCTGTTAAGAACTCAGGCTTTGGCAAGGCTATTAGTGATGCAGTCTACGCAGTTCCATACCGTGACGATGGCGTAAGTGACATTCTCCAGATCAGCCAGCAAGTGGTAGGTATGGGTGACGTTGTCAATGGACAGAACCGAGTGCAGCAGGGCCAGTTCCAGAAGGGCAACAAGACTCGCTCCGAGTTTGAGACTGTCATGAGCAACAGCAACTCCCGTCAAAAGATGGCAGCAATTGCTCTTGAGTACAGCTTCTTTGTACCAATCAAAGAGATCATCAAGAGTAACATCTTGCAGTACCAGCCTCCTGTCACTGTCATGAACAGCGATACTAAGAAGTCTGTCACTGTTGATCCAGCAGTGCTGCGCAAAGCCATGATTAGTTTCACACTGTCTGATGGCCTGCTGCCTAGCGACAAGTTGATAGATTCCAGTATGTTCCAAATCATGCTGCAATCAGCTCAAGCAATGCCAGCAATGCAAGTAGACTACGACTTCATGGGTATGTTTAACTACATGATGGCAATTAAAGGTGCGCATTGGGTCAAAGACTTCAAGCGTACTGAAGAGCAGAAAGCAGCGTACATGCAGCAAATGACAGGAGCTGCAACTGCCTCTGGAGACAAAGAACCACCACAACCAGCCCCAAATGATCCGGGCAACTTAGGAGCACAGCGATGACTGACGAAGGACAATCACAAGCAGCAGCAATAGAATCAGACTTGCGTCGTTCTCTGCTAACTTACGATCAAGTTAATTTCTACAAAGAGCAGATCGAGAAGCTAACAGAAGCTATTCTTGAACTGGAACTAGCTGGCACTGCTGAAGTTATCAGTATGCAGATCGGTCAGTTTCAGTACTGGAAAGGTAAGATTGCTACTTACCAAGACCTGCTCGACGATAATAACACAGCTGCTGAACAGATCAAGCAGTAAGTTTCCCCCGCACTCAGTGCAACTTTCACCCTTGTTTTCAACTTTAACTCACAGAGGTATTCATCATGGCTACTGGTAATCTTTTCGGCAATCTCAGCAACATCTTTGGCGGTGGTGGTAGCAGTGCTATCGTGCACAACGGAGCAGCTAATGGCTCCCCTCAACCTGCTGCTTCTGGAACTCCCGCAGCGGCTGCAACTACCACAACACAGCAAACAGTAGATACAGTTGCTAAGGTGGATTCGCCACTTGATGGTTTCAAGACTTTCTGGGATAATCTTAAAGATGCTAAGGGAAATGATGTAGTACCAGCAGTTGATCCTACTACCCAAAGCGTGTACAACTTTGATCCTACTAAAGTTTCAGAATCTGCAAGGAAACTGAATTTTGTAGGTGACCTTCCAGCAGAGCTCATCACTGAGGCTCTTGGTGGCGGAGAGAAAGCAGCACCAGCATTGCTGGCACTGATTAATCAAGCCACTCAAAATGCAGTAGCAGCTATGACAGTGCAAACTGGCAAGCTCATCAACGACGGTATCACTACCAACAACGAACGAGTTCGCTCTACGTTGCCGCGTCACATCAAACAAGTGCAACTAGATCAAACCGGTTCTGACAATCCTGTGCTTTCTCACCCAGCAGCAGCTCCGTTAGTTGCAGCACTCAAGAAAGCAGCATTCTCGCGTGATCCTAATGCCGATCCAGCAGTTGTTAACAAGCAAGTTGAGGCTTATCTCTCAACTTTCTCCGAAGCTCTGCTGACAAACTCTCCTACAGCTGTTGCTGCTAAACAGCAAGCGTCTTCTGGAGAGACTGATTGGGTGGAGTACGCGAAGAACTGAGTTAGTTTCGTCTTCCTTCCTTTTACTTTTTGGAGAACTTTCATGAGTCAGAATAAAGCTCGACTTGACGCCAGTGCGAATGACATTCGTGCACAAGGTCCTAACGACATTGTTGCCTCTATGCTTAAGTACACTGGTATTGCCACTGCTGGTGCTGGTGTTATTTCTGCTGTTGCTCTTCTGAGCGGCATCATCAATCGCACCGGCCCAATCGCTGCTTACGCAGACACACTGCCTACTGCTGACGCAGTACTGGCAGCGGCTCCCACACTGAATGTCGGTGATAGTTTCACTGCCATCATCCGCAATACGGTGGCGTTTGCTAACACTATCACCACTAACACTGGCATGGTGCTCGGCAGTAACGTAGATATCGCTGCCAGCTTGGTGCGAGAGTTTCTGTTCACGGTGCTGTCGAAAGGCACTGCGTCCATCATCTCCAGTGTTACTACCAACGGCAGTCCTACCCTCACTGGTTTGACTTCCGCACTGGCAGCTAACTTGGTGCCGGGCATGGGTGTTACTGGTACTGGCATCCCTGCAAGTACTACTGTCATTGGTGTGAATAGCACCCTTGGCACTGCAACTCTCAGCGCCAACGCCACTGCGTCTGGCACGGTGGGTCTCACGTTCTTTAATCGCATCGCGGTTGAAGGTGTTCGTAGTTCTACGCTGTAAGCATCGGTCGTAGAGTTTGATTGTTAGTTATTTGTTTCTTTACCTCTTAGGAGAATGACATGGTCGGTGCTTTTAATACCGCAATGATCCCTGAAGATCTTGCTCGCAGATCGTTCAGTGCGATGATTACACGGCTGATGCCTAACGGCGATGCCCCTCTGTTCGGACTTACAGCTCTGCTGAAAGAAGAAACTGCGTTCCAAATCGAACACGGCTTCTTCTCTAAGACGATGCTGTTCCCGCAAATGGTTCTCAATGGCGCAGTTGCTGTTGGTGACACAGTGCTGACTGTTGTCAGTACTTCCAACGTCATTCCCGGCATGATGTTCCGCAGTGACACAACCAACGAGAACATCTTGGTTACGTCAGTTAACAGTCCTACGCAAGTGGGAGTGCAGCGTGCAGTTGGTACGATTCCAGCGCAGGTGATTGCTGACACTATCAATCTGTGGATGGTTGGTAATGCTTACGAAGAAGCATCGCTGCGTCCTCAGTCTGTGCTGATTATCCCTGAGCGGATTGTCAACTACACGCAGATCTTCCGCAACACCTGGGCTGTGAGTGATACCACTCGCGCTACCATGATGATTGCTGGTGACACTGCTGTTGCTGAGAGCAAAGCTGATTGCGCTGCTTTCCACGCTGCTGATATTGAGAAAGCCTTGTTCTTCGGACAGAAGTTTCTCGGTGCTCGCAATAACCAGCCCTTCCACACAATGGATGGTTTGATTAACGCTATCACTCAGCGTGCTCCTGGCAACGTCACCACTGCTGGTGCTACTACCAACTGGACTCAGTTGATGGCAGCACTTGATCCGCTGTTCAACCAAGTAACTGATCCTAAGGGCAAGCCTCAGCGGATTCTGTTTGTTGGTGGTGCTGCTCGCAACGTGTTGCACAACATCTTCCGCCTCAACAGTACCTACTTCATTGAAGATGGTCAAACTGACTGGGGTATGCAGTACGACAGTTTCAAGATCCCTCGTGGTCGTTTCACCATCATTGAGCATCCACTGTTCAATGCTTATGGTCAGACTAGCACTTGGGCTAAGATGGCTGTTGGTGTTGACCTCAATACTTTCAACGTTGCTTACATGACTGGTCGTAAGACTACGAATCGTGAGTTCAACATGAACGGCCAAGTTGCTGTTGATAATGGTGTGGACGCAGTTGGTGGAACTCTCACCAGCGAGCTGACTTGCCTTGTCAAGAACCCATCTGCTGATGGTGTGATCTACAACCTGACTGCTGGCGTCGCTGGCTAATCGGACTGAGTTCTTTGTGAGTGTCTCTGGTAGCTTCTAGTACCATTAGCCTGAGAGTGCGATAGCCTCAACCTCTCAGGCTCTTTTTACTAGGTCTGTCATCAGAGATACTTTCTGAGAGTTCCCCCGAACTTTCTGCTAGAGACGATACTTACATCAATCAATAGGAGTTAATCATGGGTTCAGCATTGCAAGAATTTCAAGCAGCACAAGCTGCAAAACTGGTGAAACCGCCAGTATCTGCACAACAGCCAACCTCTCCAGTGGAGAAAGTCCAAGCTGTCCTGGCTACTGGCAAGACCTACGTCCACCAAGTAGCTGGTGCTAACACCATTCTGCCAGATGGCAAGAAGCTGATCTTTGGTGGTAAGACTGGCCGTGCAATTCCCGGTGGCGGCTGGCTCCACGGTGGTTTTGGCTACTACACGACTGATCTGCCAGAAGAGATTGAGTGGTTGGAAGCACTGTGCAAAGCACCGACTTCGCAGATTACTCGTTTGATCGAGGACAAAGTTAGCCATACTGAAGTCATCGAGAAGAAGCGCGTTGATCCTGCTATTAAGCAGTCTACCGAAGATGCTGCTGCCAATAGCCAACGTGCTATGGACCCGGCAATCTCTGCTGCTCAAGAAGGTCTGAGCAAGACCATTGCTCTTGACAACAGTCGTAACGGCTAAGAGCCATTGGAGAGTTGCATGAGCTACCAGCAAGATCTATTTGATGCGATGGTTAACGATGTTATTACGTTGACTGCACGGCCCGACTTGGCAGAAGAAACTGCCTTGGCTGTGCGGACTGCTACTAACAGCGCCCATTTCTCAGACGCCTACCCGCGTGATCTTGTTACGCAGTCCGTGCAACTTCCTAATGGCTCATACCAGACAAGTATGAACATCCCCACGCTGTTTCCGAAATTGAGAGGGCTGTCAGCTATCAAAGCACTTGACGTCAACGGAGCGCCGCTAGCAGTTTCTGCTGACAGCAAGATAGAAGTTATCGAACTTGGTGATATCTACGATGACTATGAGACTCTCAGAAATAACATAGCTTACATTGCTGGTGAGAACGTCAACGTCAGAAGTCTGACTAGCAGCTACGGCTACCTTGTTGAGTGGTTCAAAGCGCCAGAAGTTCGCAGGGACACGTACAACAGCTGGATTGCTCAGCTGTACCCTGATGTTATTCTTTACTGGGCTGCTAGCCTTGTACTTGATACTAATGGCAATGAAGAGAAAGCCAACAAGTTCATGAAGCAAGTCCAGCAGATTCATTTGCCTTATCTTAGAAACAACTTCCTACTTGGAGTAATACGATGACAGCAATTGCAGCATGGGGAACCAACGGGAATGCAGGCTTTGCACTCCCAATGGAGCAAGCAACCCCAGATCTTCCAGCAGTTCAAGCTTACGTCTTAGCATGGGACCCTGCGCTACAGCTTATTGCTTATGTGCCTGTCAGCATTGATGCTACCTCTGGTGACATTACACCTCTTGGTAACGTCAACATCCCAGCCTTGAAAGTTTTGAAGGTTGGCGGGACTCAAGTAGTTGGTGCTCGCAAGACGGGCTGGGCAGTTATGACTGGCACCCCACTGCGGACTACTTTTGACACTGCTACCGTCACACTCCCACAACTTGCAGGAGTCGTAATGGCACTGCAACAGGACCTGTTCTCAACAACCGGCCACGGCCTCATTGGAGCATAACAATGATTGAAGTAGATGTTACTAGTACCCCAGACGGCAAGCGGCTTGCTTACGACCCCCGCTTGTCTCTCAATACCATCATCATCTGCTTGACAATAGCAACAATGTCATGGGTTCTGATAGATAAGATAGCCGCCAGCGCAGCTACAACTGCGACGATGCAGCAGTCTATCAGATCCAACGAACAGTCAGTTAAAGATATTATCGCTCAGCGGTTTATTGACAGGCAAGAGTTACTGTCAGAGCTCCGAGAGATAAAGCAAGAGATTAAACAAGCAGCCTCTTCGACTAGGAAATAATCATGGCATACGTACCAGACCCAACAGATAGTAGTCAACCCGTAGGCTCAGTTAAAGCTGGCACTGCTGATGAAGAGTTTCGTGCGCTAAAAGCCTATATCCAAGGACTCGTTGTTGGAGCTGTTAGTCAAGGGCCAGTTACAAGACAGTGTGCTTTGATTGGCAGTCAAGATTCCAAGGGTGATCCTAATTTCCTTGCCGCTGGCACTGGTCTTGCTCTCGACTTATCAGCACTTTCAGCTCCTCTTAACCTCACCTACGCAGCAGGGTCTGGAGCAGTTGGAGATATTAACTACAGTGAAGCTCTTGGAGCTGACGTAACTGATGTAGTTACTGGACTTGCTCCTAGTAATTTTAACTACATTACCAAGATTCATGCAGGTGCTTGGGGGCACCAACTTGCTCCTTGTCTTTATGATAAAGTCTTTGATAGAACTGCTCAGATGTTGTTTCGTTGGACTGGAATTAATGGAGCAACTAGCACTACTGAAGACTTTGGTAACACTGTGACTTTTGCAGGCAATGCTGCAATAAGTACGGCCGTCCAGATTCTTGCAACTAACACACTTGCAGTAGATGGAACAGATGACTTTGTTACAGTTCCTTTCACTAGTGTAGGTGAAGGTAGCTGGGAAATCTTCGGTGCCTTCCGAACCAGAAGTCTTGCAGCTATTCAGCATTTGTTCCATATTGGAAATGCGGGTGGACTTGGCATTATCTTCCGTATCACAGCTGCTGGATTAATTAACATCTTCCTCTCCAGTGATGGCACTACTCAGGATATTGCAAATGGTACGGCAGGTACTGCTGTAATTGCTATCAATACTACCTACTTCTTCAGACTTACATTTGACGCAGTAGCCGGGACGTATCGAGTTTATCTGAGTAATAATGGGGCTGCTGAAGTTCAGGACATTAGTGTTGCTAGTGCACTGCGAATCTGCGCAACTACTACTTGGACAATTGGAACATTTGGAATTGACGAATTCAATGGTAATATTGGATTCATGGGATTCCGTCGTTATGCTAGTTTTACTTCTGCCCAAGCAACAGGCCCAATAGTAGCACCAGATTACACTGCTGTCAAGGCAGACTTCTTTGATGTGCCGAAGATGAAGATGTTTGAAATTACTGCAGCTAGTACAGTTGCAGGAACTAATCCTGCAATGACAGCGATTAACAAACTGTACCTTGCAAGAGCCACTACGGGAGCTGCATCTGTGAGTTCTGTTGCTTGTTCTCCGTACAAAGCCAAGTATGACATGCCATTAACAGCAATCCCAGCCAACGGAACACCCGTAACATTGACTCACAACCTTGATGTGCCAGCTAAGTATGTAGACACCAACATGGGCTGGCTTTGTGTTTCTGCTGATTCTGGCAAAGGGGCAGTTCCTGGAGATTTCACCAAGATAGATCCCATTGATAATGGAGTAGGAGCTGGTAGTGGTGTATTTGCTGGTAGAAACAGCATTGTCATGAATGGTACTTACGGTTCCATATCTCCAGGTAGCAAAGCGAATGGTGCTAGGACTAGCTTTGCTGTAGCTAATTGGCGAGTAACTGGCGTGCTTAAACGGCAGTTTTGACAGGCAGCAACTCATGGCAAAACTCCGCTTTAAAGGTGCTTTAAACGCAGCATCTTTTCCAATGGTTAGTATCTTGCAAAGCAGGACAGTTCTACAGCCGGGGCTGGATGTAAATGCACGGCCGCCGAAAACCACAGGAGTTGCAGACGATGCTGATTTGTTTGTTCCTCAACTGTTGTACTGTGAGAACGTAGTACCGACAGGAGAAGGATTGCAGTCTGTTGGCTATGAGCAGATGATAGCAGGACTCCCAGGAAACACCTCATTTGACCAAGCCATCACATTGCGAGACTCTGATGAGAATAACTTTTTGCTATCCCCTGCCAGTGGGTTAAACTACATCTACACAGCTAACTCAGGAGTGTGGACTTCTGTTAACCCAGTACTGGGTGCAGAAGGTAAACTAGTAACTCGTGCATACGTCAACGGCAGAACGTTTGTTTGTTACGAAACTCTGGGTGTTTACGCGTACGATGCAACTCTTGGAACATTTTCAAAATTGACAATGCAAGGGCTGACTGACGCCGAAATTCGGGGGGTTGGAGGCAGTAGTAATTACTTACTGGTCTTCACTGAGCTGACTGTCCACTGGAGTTCGCTAGTTGATCCTACCGACTTGGTGCCAAGCCTTACAACTGGTGCAGGTTTTGCTATTCCGCAAGACGTAAAAGGGCAGATTACCGCAGTGCTTGGTATTGCTGGCGGTTTCATTGTCTACACGACTAAGAATGCAGTAGCTGCAGTGTATACTAACAACACCAGAGCCCCGTTCACTTTCAAGGAAGTGGCAAATGCTGGCGGCATCCTCAGTTATGAGCAAGTAACTAGCGAGCAGAATGCTGGTCCTCATTACGCTTGGACTACTGGCGGCTTGCAGAAGATTACCATTCAAGGCAGTGAGCCAGTTAATGCAGAAGTCAGTGACTTTCTTGCTGGCAAGATGTGGGAGTACTGGGACTATGCTAGCAAACGGCTGATCCAAGTCTACAGCGACAATGCAGAATTTCCAGTTAAGGTTGCTTTTATTTCCAGCCGCTGGTTGGTTGTCAGCTACAACACAGGTGAAAGTTCTGGTAGCTATAACTACGCGCTGATCTACGATACCGTACTGAAGCGGTGGGGAAAGTTGAAGGTCGATCATGTTGATTGTTTCTATTATCCTTATCCTAATTTGTTTGGCGATCTCACATATGGTGACCTAGACAATACCAGCTATGAACAACTTGATAATACGAGTTACGCTGACCTGTCTATTGGCGTTGCTAGTGACCCTCCTAGTAAGTTATGTGTCGGCTTTCTTAGAGCTGATGGCACTGTAGAAATCCTGCAAATGGATTATAACAAGACTGAGCAGCAAACGGGGGTTGTGATCTTTGGGAAGTTCCAAAGCAAGCGGAGTAAGTTGCTGACAATTCAACAGGGTGAGATAGAAGGTGCTTACCAAGATACTTTCACACAGCAGCCTCAGTTTGAGGTCTTTGCTGCTGCTAGTATTGACGGCTACAAGCCTGACAGTATCCACCCAATGACCCTGCTTAAAGCTGGCAGCAAGTTTGCTAAGTACGCAAAGCGACTAACTGGTATGAATGTCTCACTTATCCTGCTTGGGACGTTTGCCCTTAGCAGCTATCTACTGGAGGTAACAGAAGATGGGGATAGGTAACAGCAAGATCATCACAGGACTTCCAAGTCTTCCAAGTGACCAACTCCCGCCGGAGTTGTGGGATGACTTCAAGACTATCTACAATGCGCTTAACAACTTAGCACAGGGCATCTCTGTCTATGGTGGAGTTGATGGCGTTGACTCTTCTGAGTGGGCCGACAGTCCTCCAGCTAATACAATCCTCAGTGGCAACCTGACTAGGATGTATCCTAGAGCATCTGTTGCTATTGCTGCTGGTCAGATTGTTAATCTCTTTGACAATGCAGGCTCCATGGATGCTCGACTTGCTAACTCTACTACTGCTGCAACTATGGCACATGGGATAGCTAATACTGCCGCAGCAGCAGGAGCCCGCTTCGAGATGCAATGGTTACGCAGCTTTGTAACTAGCATTGGTGGTATGGTTCCTGGTACTTTGTACTGGCTCAGTACTACTGGTGGAGCTGTGCAGAATCTGCCGCCAGTTGCAGCAGGAACTATCCAGCAACCCATCGGGCTGGCTCTTTCTGCTGCTCAGATGATTATGGATATCCCACTGCTGTATAAGCAAAACTAAGGAGTTAGTATGATACCAATTATTTTGGCCCCGCTACTTGCGAAACTTGCAGAGTCAGGACTCAACCTGATAGGTAACGCTGTGCTCAACAAAGGCAAAGACTACGTGGAGGGCAAGCTGGGAGTTTCTCTTGACGATGCTACCAAGACTGAAGCGGGGATGCTCAACTTGCAGCAGCTCCAGAATGACCACGAAGAGATGCTGATACTTGCAGC